GGCTCCGGCGATGCTCGTATGCAGCCGCTGTATTTCCTCATCACCACGGCGGGGACGGATACGCACTCCATTTGCTACGAGACACACCAAAAGGCTTTGGATATTTTGGAAGGGAGAAAGATTGACTCGACCTTCTATCCCGTCATCTATGGAGCGCGGGAGGATGAGGACTGGACATCTCCTGCCGTGTGGAAGAAGGCAAATCCCTCCCTCGGAATTACCGTGGGCATCGACAAGGTCCAGGCCGCCTGTGACTCTGCCAAACAGAATCCCGGCGAGGAGAACTCTTTCCGGCAACTCCGGCTGAACCAATGGGTGAAGCAGAGTGTCCGTTGGATGCCGATGGCGAAATGGGATGCCTGCGCCTTCCGTGTCGATACCGATGAACTCGAAGGGCGGGTGTGCTACGGCGGGCTTGACCTTTCAAGCACCACGGACATCACGGCATTTGTGCTGGTGTTTCCTCCGATGGATGCTGATGGCAAGTATTCCGTCCTGCCCTATTTCTGGATTCCCGAGGACAACATCGACCTTCGTGTGCGCCGCGATCATGTTCCCTATGATGTGTGGCAGAGGCAGGGCTTTCTCGAAACTACGGAGGGGAACGTGGTGCATTATGGTTACATCGAGAAATTCATCGAGCGGCTGGGGGAGCGGTTCAACATCCGGGAGATTGCCTTTGACCGCTGGGGAGCGGTACAGATGGTGCAGAACCTCGAGGGGATGGGCTTCACGGTTGTTCCCTTCGGGCAGGGATTCTCGTCTATGTCGCCGCCGACCAAGGAACTGATGAAGCTCACCCTGGAGCAGAGAATCGCCCACGGCGGGCATCCCGTCCTTCGGTGGAATATGGACAACATCTTCATCCGCACCGATCCAGCGGGGAACATCAAGGCAGACAAAGCCAAAAGCACGGAGAAGATTGATGGGGCGATTGCCCTCATCATGGCGCTTGACCGTGCTGTTCGTTGCGGAAACACAGCCACGGAAAGTGTCTATGACAGCCGGGGAATCCTCTGGTTCTGAAACTTGTATACACGGTGTATCTCCCCTTATGGCCTTGCTATATCCCGGCTTTAGAGCGAATATACACATACCGAAAGGGAAAACCACAGACAAGGAAAAGGGAGGAAAACAAAATGACCAAGAAAGAAATCGCCGGGGTAATCGAGAGCAAGGCAGCCGAGTACGGATTCAAGATGAGGGAAACCTCGGCCGGCTGGATGAGCGAACAGACCGACAACACTTTTGCAAGGGTTGAGATTTTCGCTAGGGACAACAGCGAAAAGACCAGATGGGAAGACCGCAAGATTTGGCTGGACATCGAAGCCGCGGGAAGCATTTGCAGGATGGGCGGGAACACCACGCCGGAGGAACTTTTGAAGGCCGCAGACGAAATTGCAAGGGCAGCAAAATTCACCGGCGAGATTAACACGATGGGGCTTTCCTACATCGAAACATTCTAAGCAAGGCAGGGGCACCGCTCGAAAGGGCGGTGCTTTTGCGTGGGGATGTCACCTTGATTTCCTTCAAATTGGCAGGGATGCCCATGATGCCAGATCATTGCAATTCCAGTTCATTTTCGGAATATAACACCGTGTCTTCTGGGACATCTGCGATAGCGGGAATATATACATCGACCCATATGCCATCCTCATCAACCTCGGCTACAATACCAAAGGTTCCAACAGGAATGCCTTCTTTGGCTACCAATGTTATTACTTCATCGTCAGGCTTCATCATCTTCGTGTTCCTCCATTTCGCATTCCAATAATATGTCGGGGGCTTGTGACAATCCCTTTCATCTTAAGGCTTCAGTATTGGATGCATCATTTGAATATAATTCGGATATCGTCATGTACGCTCTGGCAGATGAGCGGCATCCCGGTAGGCTTCTTCAGCTTGTCCACTGCATCAAGAAACATCCCGTCCATGTTGCCGGAGTCATACATCCGGGCATCGTACAGATTCATTCCGAAATCCATCTTTTCCGCATCGTCCATAGACTTGAGCATTTTGAATTGTTTCCGGCTCAGGCATTCTATGCAGAACTCGTCTACAACAGCAAAGAGTTTCTTTACGGAAGCAGAATCTATGTTGTTCAGCGTGAATTCATATCCGAAAAGTTCGCTGTATTCCTTCTGGGACAATGCAGTGAACTCATCGTGATTGTCCTGGTCAGCGAAGTTTTGCGTAGCATCATCTGCCGCAGAGAACAGGAAGCCTCGCTTTACGGGGTCAAGCGTGTCCAGATCGATTTTGTTGTTGTAGATTTTGAGCATGTTTTTCATCCTTTCGTCATCTGGTTTCATTACCGTTGGTAAATTCAAGGGAGCGTGATTCACATGGGAATTTTGGATTGGCTGTTCCGTTCGAGGGACAAGCCCACCAACAGCACGGCGGGAAGTGCTTACCGATTCTTTTTTGGCGGCACCCCGTCAGGAAAAAGCGTCAATGAGAAATCTGCCATGCAGATGACCGCGGTGTATGCCTGTGTCCGTATCCTGTCAGAGTCTATTGCGGGACTGCCGCTTCATCTCTTCCATTACGGCGAAAACGGCGGCAAGGAAAGAGCGGTAGAGCATCCTCTGTATTTCCTGCTGCACGATGAGCCGAATCCGGAAATGACATCCTTCGTGTTCCGGGAAACGATGATGACGCATCTCCTCCTGTGGGGAAACGCATTTTCACAAATCATCCGCAACGGCAAGGGCGAGGTGGTGGCGCTCTACCCGCTGATGCCAAACCGGATGACCGTGGACAGGGACAAAGGCGGCAGGCTTTGCTACGAGTACCTTTGCATGAAGGATGAGGCTCCCACCATGAAGGGAACCACCGTGCTGCTCTCTCCTGCGGATGTCCTGCATATTCCGGGGCTGGGCTTTGACGGCATCATCGGCTATTCCCCGATTGCCATGGCAAAGAATGCCATCGGCATGGCTCTGGCCTGCGAGGAATACGGTGCATCCTTCTTCGCCAACGGAGCCACACCAAGTGCGGTGCTGGAGTATCCTGGGACGCTCAAGGATCCCGCCAAGATAAGGGAAAGCTGGGAGCTTGCCTACGGGGGAAGGAACTCCCATCGCATCGGCATCCTGGAAGAGGGAATGAAGTACACGCCTATCGGCATCCCGCCGGAACAGGCGCAATTCCTTGAAACCAGGAAGTTCCAGCTAAACGAAATCGCCCGTATCTTCCGGGTGCCGCCACACATGGTCGGCGACCTCGAAAAAGCAACCTTCTCAAATATTGAGCATCAGTCCCTGGAGTATGTGAAATACACCCTTGCCCCATGGATCTGCCGTTTTGAGCAGGCCATGGCGAGGGCCTTGCTCCTGCCGAAAGAGAAGAAGGAGTACACCATCAAGTTCAATGTGGACGGACTCCTGCGCGGTGACTACCAGAGCAGGATGCAGGGCTACGCCATCGGCAGGCAGAACGGGTGGATGAGCGCCAACGATATCCGTCAACTGGAGAGCCTTGACCGCATCCCGGAGGAAAAAGGCGGGGACTTGTATCTGGTGAACGGCAACATGGCAAAGCTGGAGGATGCGGGCCTGGCATATTTGAGGAATGGAAAGGAGAACAACACAGATGGCAAAGACAAGAAAATTTTGGGCATGGAACAAGGAAAGCCCGGAAACAGGGGAACGGACGCTGATGCTCAACGGTGTAATCGCTGAGGACAGCTGGCTGGGGGATGAGATTACACCCCATGAATTCCGGGAGGAGCTCTATGCCGGGGAAGGGAACATCACCGTGCAGATTTGCTCTCCCGGCGGGGATTGTTTTGCGGCAGCGCAGATTTACTCCATGCTGGTGGAGTATCCAGGAAAGGTTACGGTGAGAATCGACGGCTTGGCGGCATCGGCGGCCAGCGTCATTGCCATGGCGGGGGATGAGGTGCAGATGTATGCTACTTCCCTTCTCATGATCCATAATCCCGCTACCATCGCCATGGGCGACCATAACGAGATGGAAAAAGCTATTGCGATGCTTGCCGAGGTGAAGGAGTCCATCATCAATGCCTACGTCGCCAAGACCGGACTGGCACGGGCGAAAATCTCTCGCCTGATGGAATCTGAAAGCTACATCAGCGCGCACAAGGCAGTGGAGCTTGGCTTTGCAGACACTGTCCTGACACGGGAGGGGGAGACGGATGCTGATTTTGCGGCCGATGCCGTCCTTTTCTCCCGCAGGGAAGTTTCCAATGCCATCTTCAACAAACTGGCAAAGGTGTGCGGCCTTGCCGAGAAGGATGGAAAACTGCCGGATTTGGCAAATGAAGTTGATGTGCCGGGGCAGGATGTTCCCGCCAAGGAAGCCAATGTCGACAGTCCCTCCGGCGATGCGACGCAGAAAGAATCTGTTGCAGCGCCGGAGGAGGATAAGCCACAGGGACGCTGTGTGGATGTACTCATGGAGCGTCTTTCCATTATCAGGAACCATATCTGAAGGAGGAATTTTTTATGGCAACTACAATCAACGAACTTCGTGCAAAGCGCGCCCAGGCATGGGAAGCCGCGAAGAATTTCCTGGAGTCCCATCGGACGGAGAAAGGCATCCTCACGGCTGAGGATGATGCAACCTATACACGCATGGAGCAGGACATCGATGCCCTGGGCAAGGAAATCCAGCGGCTGGAGCGCCAGCAGGAGATTGAGAACGAGCTGAGCCGTCCCACCAGCCAGCCGCTTACGGCAAAGCCCGCTGCAGAGGAGGGGATTCCCGCCATCAGGCAGGGGCGGGCATCGGATGAATACAAGGCAGCCTTTTGGGACATGGTTCGCTCCCATGCCGTAACGCCGGATGTGTTCAACGTGCTCCAGATTGGCACGGATGCAGACGGCGGTTTCCTTGTACCGGACGAGTATGAGCATACCCTGGTGGATGCCCTGACCGAGGAGAACATCTTCCGCAAGCTCGCCCGTACACTCCAGACCTCCAGCGGTGACCGCCTCATCCCTGTGGTGAGCAGCCATGGCACGGCGGAGTGGATGGACGAGAACGCCCTGGTTCCCGAGTCGGATGACAAGTTCAGCCAGATGAGCGTCAGCGCCTACAAGCTGGGAACCTTCATCAAGGTGTCGGATGAACTCCTGAACGATTCCGCTTTTGATATCCCCGGCTACATCGCCACGGAATTTGCCCGCCGCATGGGGGCAAAGGAAGAGGAGGCATTCTTTGCCGGGGACGGTGTCAAGAAGCCCACGGGTATCCTTGCCGATGATGGTGGCGCGGATGTCGGTGTCACGCTTCCCAGTGTTTCCATCACGGCAGACTCCCTCATCGACCTGTTCTACAGCCTCCGGGCGCCTTACCGCAGGAACGCGGTGTGGATCATGAACGATTCCACGGTGAAGGCCATCAGGAAGCTCAAGGACAAGAACGACCAGTACCTCTGGCAGACCGCGCTCACGGCGGGGACACCAGACACCATCCTCAACCGTCCCATCTACACTTCGCCCTATGTGCCGGAACTGGCGGCAGGGAACAAGGCTGTGCTGTTCGGCGACATGTCCTACTACTGGGTGGTTGACCGTCAGGGACGCACCTTCAAGCGGCTCAACGAGCTCTTTGCCACTACGGGGCAGGTTGGCTTCATGACCACCCAGAGGGTGGACGGCAAGCTCACCCTTGCCGAGTCCATCAAGGTCATGCAGGTGAAGAAGGGGGCATCCGGTTCTTCCGGCTCGTGATTGTAGTGTTGCAGGTTTCGACATAAAGAATATTTTTTCCTGCAAAGAGGGGGACATCTTCATTGGTGTCCCTTTTTGCAGTTGGGGGTGGTTCTATTGATTGTTACCCTTGCTGAAGCCAAGGAATATCTGAGGATTGACACCGATGCCGAGGATGATATTGTTCAAAAGCTCATCCAAGCGGCAGAAAACCTGTGCATGGACGTAGCGAGGATGGATGAGGAAGAATTCATGGCCTCTGGAGACGTTGCCAAGATTGCCGTCCTCTTTGCTTTGGCCTATTTCTACGAGCACCGGGATGAGGCTGACCATAAGGCACTCACCATCACGCTCCGATCCCTTTTGATGGGCATAAGGAAAGAGGGCTTCTAGGGGATTGTCTTTCCCATTCCTCGATGATCTGCAAGACGCGGATGGCCTTCTGCCTCCGCTCGAATCGTTTGGCGATGCGGGCTTCCCGTTGCCGCCTTTTCCTTGAGAGGCCGGGGCGGGGTGGCTTTTGGCTGTCTGGAAGAATTTCCCTGACATATTCCCGCATGCCCTGCGGGAGATGGCCCCGGTGAAGATACACCTTCTGGTGGTCCAGCATCATGCGGAGTGCGGAGAGAATCGAGTGGAACGGCCAATTTTGTTTGTGGTATCCCTCAATGTACTCATAAGGGGAGTCCTTCTGCCGAGGCCATTTGTGGAAGGTGTTGTTTTTGTGGTAGATGGTGATGCGGCTCATTCGGAAGGAATAGACGATTCGCCAGGAATCTACTGGTCCATTGACCTGGATGTGGCCATCTTTCCATTGGCATGTGAAATTGTACTTCCGGCAGAAGGCATCGATGTCCTTTCGTTCCTTCCGGTATGCTATGCCGAGCCTGGAACAAAGAAAACACGGCTGAGGATTCGTTATCCTCTTCAGGGTATGCATCGAAACGAGACGGTTCTTTTCCAACAAGGCTGTTTGAAGCATTCTGTATCACGTCCTTTCACGGGGATACCTGCATTTCGGGGAAGAAAAATCAGCCCCTGGCAGAAGAATTTTTAGCGAGAGAAGGAACATGCATGTACATCACACTCAACGAACTGAGGCAGAGGGTCACCATCCTGCGTCCTGTGACTGCGGAGGACGGTGCAGGGAATCTCATCGAATCCGGGCAGGAAGAAGTCTGTACCGTCTGGGCAAAGATTCTCCCCTATGCCGCCAAAATCTCCGACGGTTATGCGGAGAAGGTGGAGGAGGTAAACTACCGCATTGTCATCCGTTACCGGGAGGATATCGAGGTCACCGACATCATCCGTTGGCGCAGCCGGAAGTTTGTGCAATCGGCTCCTGCCTATGATATGCGGTGCAACCGGCAGTATCTTGTCCTGGAAGTCAGGGAGCTGGTGGAAGATGGCAAAAGGGTTTGACTCAGTCGATACCATCCTCCGGCAGTTGGGCGAGGCGGCAGAAAGTGCCGCCAAGGATGCCCTTGCCGAGGGTGCGGAGATTGTGATGAAGGAGGCCAGGGAACGGTGCCCCGTCTATGACGGAACCGACCGACGTGTGGTCAAGGGTGCGCTCCGGGATTCCATCCATGCCGAGAAGAGAAAAGGCGGCAGGGAATACCGCATTGTAGCCGATGCCCAGGCCAGGGATGGATTGTATTACGGAAAGATTGTGGAGTTCAGCCCGAAAATCAATGAGCCTTTCCTGTATCCCGCTTTGGATGCCAAGCGGGAGACTGTGAAGAAAAAGATTGTGGAGGCTGTCAGGGAGGCGATCCGAAAAAGATGAATCTCAAGGAACAGGTGTATGCGGCTCTTATGTCCTCGCGGGAACTAACCTCAAGGCTGGTCAAGGACAGGAAAGGCCGATGTATTTATCCGGGGCAGAGCCCCGATGCCGGGAGCTATCCCATCCTCGTCTACAATATCATCTCCGATGTCCCGGCTTTGGTAGCCGATGGCGAAGAGATGGAGCGGCGTGTCACGGTGCGGATTCACATCCTGACCAGGGATGGACACTACGGCGAGATTTACTCGGCACTTCAAAAGGTCATGCTCCGCTTTGGCTTCATGCGCGGGCAGACGGTGGAAATCACAGAGAAGGATTTGTTTATTTTATGCGTGGATTACAAAATCGGAACGGGGGTTGATTTGTAATGGCAAAACCGGCAAGCCGCCTTGCAAGCGGCCAGTTCATCAACATCCAGAAACTTCATGTAGCGAAAATGCTCACAGATACGGCAGAGGGCACGACCTACGAGGAGCCGATCTCCCTGGGGAAGATTCTCCGCAACGTGGACATCAAGCCATCCAACAGCAGCGCAGACCTTTACGCCGATGGGCAGTCCATCGACTCGGCATCGAATACTGCCTCCTATGAGCTGACCTTCGATACGGCGGCCCTGCCCTTGGAATATGTGGCATATCTCCTGGGGCATACGTTTGAGAACGGCCAGATGATGGCAAACAAGGACGATGCGGCTCCTTACTTTGGGGTTATGTTCCAGAGCGACAAAAGGAACGGCGGCGTGAGGTTCTTGAAGTTCTTCAAAGTTTTGTTCAGCGAGCCTGCTGTCAAAGGCTCCACCAAGGAGCAGAACATTTCCTACCAGACCCCGACACTTACGGCAAAAGCCATCTATCGCCTGTCGGATGGAAATTCCTACACATATGCGGATACCGAGAGCGGATATGACAACACCACGAACGACTGGTATGCCAATGTCTGACGGTTATTTATTCAGAAAGGTTGTTAGATACCAGCCCAACCATGCCGCAAGTAATCCCAAGATAACATTTGCACCGATATTAAAAAAAGCCAGAAGGATATTCCCGTTTCGCAGTAATGTGAGAGTTTCCATGCTAAATGATGAGAATGTGGTGAATCCACCTAAAAATCCTACAGTTAGCATAAGGCGAACGGATTCCGGGAGCAAATGAAGTGATTTTGCCATGGGGAGAAGTAAACCAAGGATAAGTCCTATGAGAAAACTTCCCACAATATTGACAAATAATGTGCCAAATGGGAAAAACATCCCAAACCTGGCACCGATGGTTGTTGTGGCGGCATATCGGCAAACAGCACCTATTCCACCACCGACAAACACATAGAAATAAGACATCGAGGCACTCCTTTGCATCAAAACAATAGGTAAACAAAAATATTATAAAGCCAGATGTCGTTCTGATAAAGACAAAATTTGATAGGGGTGAATTTTCTTGAATAGCATACACGATGAAAACCCTGTTCCCGTTAATCCTCAGCTGATTATAGGCGGCAAGGTAGTCAGACCCGCATCCCCCAAGATGAAGGTCTGGCGGGAGTTTCTTGCTTTCTTCGACCAGGACAAGGGGCAGATGCCCATCGACGATTTCCTCGATGCCCACATTGACCTCATTGTTCTCGCCTTTGGCAAGCCTGAGGTGACCAAGGAGACTGTGGAGGATGCCCTGGAAATCTGCGAGGTCGTCCCATTCACGAGGGAGTTATTCCGTTGGCTGCAATCCCAAACCTTTGCCAAACTGGTGAAGCTCCCAAACGCAGAAGCGGGGACGGAGTAAATCTGTCCCCGTACCAGAATATCCTGCTCTATTATGAGCGGCTCCAACAAGCCTATGGCTGGACAATGTGGGAGATTGACGAGCATGAGATAGCCTTTCTTCTCGACCAGCTTGTGGTTGTGGCTCTGATGGATGACGAGAAATCCAAGAAATACATTGATGATGTTATGTGAGGTGGGCATAGATGGCAAAGCGCGGTCAGCAGATTGACGAACTGTATATCAGCCTTGGCTTGGACATTGCCCGCCTCCAGTTAGACTTCGACACAGCGGGAAAAACCGTATCCCAGGCCGTGGCTCGTTTGGGGAGCAAGGCCAACCAGATCAAGCTGAAGATGGACGTTGACCTCGCCAAACTGGAGGGTGTCGGCACGGAGCTTGATAAACTCAAGGTTAAGCATCAGGCCATCAATCAGCAGTTGGATATCCAGCGGAAGAAGGAAGAAATCCTCGCCGCCGTCCTTCGGGATGCCCAAAAGGCCTCCGGCAAGGACAGCGACGCGGCGCACCGGGCAGAAACCAATCTCCTGAAGCAGCAGAGGATTGTGGCCCAGACCGAGGCTGAAGTCCGAAAGATCAATGCCGAGATGAAGGCTCTCGGTGGGACAATCACGCAGACAACTGCCAGGGCAGGAACTTTCGGCACAATGCTTACGGCGGGGCTTGCCAGGGCCCGTGGAGGAATTTCCAGCCTTACCAGTGGCTTCTCCACGCTCTCCGTCAAGGCTGCGGCGGCAATGGCTGTTCTTTCCACCGGGGCAGGGCTGTTTTCCATCACGAAGGGTGCCATGGAGGCCGGGGAAAATTTCTATCGGCTTACCAAGAGGCTCCATGCATCGGCGGCTGAGGCGGGACAGCTGAGCCGCACCTTCCAGCTGGCGGGCATGGACGTGATGAGTGTTGTCCCGTTGATTGCAAGACTTGACAAGCAGGTGGAGCTTGCCGGGGAGTCCGGCAACGAAACCACCAAGGCCATGGAACGGTTCGGCATTTCCTTGCAGGACCAGGCCGGAAACCTCCTGCCCCTCAATGAGCAGTTGTCCCAGCTTGCCAAGGGTTACCAGTATGCCATGGAGATGGGGCAGGAGGAAGCATATACCGCAGAAGTCCTCGGCGCAAGGGGCGCGGCATTGATTCCGCTTCTGGAGCAGTATGATGATTTGATGCAGGTCGCCGCCAGCGTCAAGACCACAGGCCTTCTGAATCCGGAAGAAAGCCACAGGACATGGCTCCAATGGAAAACGATGGAAATGGAGATGGAACAACTCAAGTCGGCCTTCGGGGCGGCTCTTTTGCCACTCGCTACGGAGCTCATGCCCAGTGTCACGGATTCCTTCCGGGAAATGGTGCAGGTTGTCCAGGACAACAAAGACACCATTGCGGATGCCGTCAAAGGCTGGGGCTCGGCACTTAAGACCGTGGCAGAACTCCTGGTCTTTATCGGGGAGCAGCTCCACGCAGTATCAGAGCATGCGAAGGCCAACAAGTGGCTGGAGGAGAACCATCCGGCGGCAGCGCCCCTTATACCGATTCCCTTTATCGGCGGAGCCATCCTGGACAGGATGTACGGGGATGAGTACAAGGCTTATCTGGATGAGCAGAAGGCACTCCAGGAGAAGGCCGAGGCCGAGAAAACGGCCGCCATGGAAGCGGAGAAGAACAGACAGGCACAGTTCGAGAATGCTTCTGCTGCCAGGAAACGCGCCGATGCGGAAAAGGAAGCCGCCAAAGCGACTGAGGAGTCATCCAAGGCCAACCAGCAGCTCACCGACAGTCTCTATGACCTTACCCACAATGAACTGGAAAACTCTCTTCATGCCATCAATCGGGAGGTAGAGCAGTTCAAGGCAAAGGGTGCGGATGTCGATCTGCTGGACGAGTACAAGATAGCGAGGCAGGCGAAAGTCTATGAGGATTTTCAAAGGAACGTGGTGGACAGCACTCAGGCTGTTTATCGGACGGAACTTCAGAACCAGCTGGCCAATATCGACCGCGAAGCCCAAGCCTATCGCCAGAAGGGGCTGGACGGGGTCAGCGCTGCCGAATGGGCAGAGGCAAGCAAGGCCAGGGTTATGGAAACCTGGGAAAATGAGGTTGCATCAAAAATCAATTCCGTATGGAAAACGGAACTTCAGAACCGCCTGGACGATATCGAGAGGGAGAAACATGCATGGATTCAAAAAGGGCTGGATGAAGTCCAGGCGACGCGCTGGGCAGAGAAGGAAAAACTCGATGCCAAACGCAACGCCGCACTCCAGATCCTCCAATCCCAGAAGGAGGAATACCAGGCATATCTTCAAGGCGGGGAGCGAGGGCTGGCAGATTACTACAAACAGGCGCACGGCTTCACGATGGATGATCTTCGCATGACGCCGGAGCAGCTGGAAGGTTTCCAGCAAGCCCGGAAATCCATGATCGAGAATCTCCTGCCCAACTTCCGTGACCCGGAGGCTATTGCCCGTGAGCAGGAAGAGATGCGGCAGAATTTCCGCATGAGCGTGGACGGCAAGGAATACAGCTACGACGAGGTTATGGGGAGCATGAACTCGGAACTGAAGGGCATCCGTCAGCAGATGGACAAGCTCGGCTCGGCTCCCGTATCTCAGGACGGCATTGGCGGCAGTCAAAACCAAATCACCGACAATCGCCAGGTGACCGTTGAGGTCAATATTGAGAACGCCGTGACGCAGGACAACGAAGGGATGCGGATGCTGGCCGACCAGGTGGCTGACCGCATCACGCCCGCCGTAGAGAACGCCCTGGGAGGTGGGGACAATTCATATTCAGATTGGTGATGCAAGGACACTGGAGGTCGAGAACTGGGAGATTGTTCCGGATGACCGGCAGCAGCAGATTGAGATTGTGGGCGGTGTGGCAGTTCAGGATTACGGACATGTTGCCGAGGGCGATAAGGTTTCCTGCACTATCACGGTGCTTTCTGGCAGTTGGGAAACCATCAAGGGCTATTGGGACAGCAGGACTCCCGTGAACATTTCCGATGAGGCGGGAGTGGTCTGGGAGAATATGCGTGTGGTGGTCAAGTCTTACCAGTATGTTCCCCATTTCCCCAAGGCAGTCAAAGCTACATTGGAATTTTGGAGGGTATGAAAATGGCAGATCAGCTTCACATCTATTACGGGAATCCCACAGCAGGAAGGACGGACGGCACGGAGGCATCCTCTGGCACGGAACTCTCGCCTATCTCCGTCACCCTGGATGCCAGCAAGGCCGAGGCCAAGGCCGTCAAATGCGCGGTGCGCTGCGATGCAGGATATTGCATTGATGGCAAAACCACCATCCGTTTTGTCGGCACGAACATGGCGAAGTGGAAGGCAGCCGCCGATGAAGATTATGCCGATGCCGAAGCCGCTCTCTCATCTGCCTCTTGGCAGGATACGATTGTCTTGGAGGGTGTGGGCGAGGCCAATACCATCTTCTGGCTCAAGGCCATAAGCAGCACGGACGAGAATCCGCAGAACGACACCTCCGTGGATGTCCAGGCCGAGGGGCTTGTAGTGGCTTCGATGTAGGAGGTGCGCTATGTCGTTCAAGTATATCAATCCCGGCTATGCCAATCTTCTTGATGTGGATGGCGGCACGACCATTACGGATGACCCGCACAGCAAAACTGGAGTGTCATTCTATCAGCCGACGGTGGATAAGGGAATTGCCATGATGGAATCTCTCGCGGAGTTATACGGAAAATTCGATGTGTATCTTCCCAATGGTGATAACAGTTTCTCGATAACCATCGCTATGGTCAGAGCCAACGGCTATACCAAAAACGGTATCGGATTTGAAAAGATCGGCGATACCATGTACTTTATGCGTTACTACAACGGCAATTCCAGCATGACATCCAGGGCATACACATCGAGCCCTGAGGCGTTGAATATCAAGCCCGATGCGATAAACACCTTTTGGTTTCACGTCAAGTCTGGATCGGATGGGTTTATCGAGATTTATTCCAATGGCGTATCGGCAGACACGTTTTCCTATGCCATCGATTTTGCCACATCACCGACACTGGCCGTCTATGTCAGCAATGCTTATGGCGCAATCTCCAATCTCATCCTGTCCGATGCCGAAATCCATAAAAGGGAACAGGTGGTTATTCTGCCCGTTAGCGCTACGGAAACCACCATGACGGCAGGGAAGAACGGGAACTACATCGCCGGAGCAGACGGGCAGACCATCCTCCAGACCGTGGACACAGCCTCTCTCATAGCCGACTACGGTGCAGATTCCGACATCCGGGGAATTGCCGTGATTGGCAACCCTGCCTATCGGACGGCAGAGGGACTGTCTATGCTGACAGCATTGGAAAAGGTTGGCGATACGCTGACGGAATACGGCACAAGGCAGGTAAACTCCTCCGCAGATGCCGGAGTGCTTGACAGCCGCGCCGTGTCCATGAAGCTGTCTGCCCTTGCGGATTACCAATTTGGATGGAAGGCAGGTGTTGGCTCATGAGATATATCAATCCGGGCTATGCAGAATTCTTGGATGTGGATGGCGGGGTAACCATCGAGAGCAGTCTGTACAATCCCCTCAATGGTGTGGCACTCTATCAGCCGGACGCAACTGCCGGAGTGGTGCTGTCAGATAGGCTGCTCAAGATTTATGGCAGATTCGATGTCTATATTCCCTTTCCCGGCAGCAACACGGAAGAGGACAGTACCGTGGATGTGGGTTGCTATAACACCAGCGGCTTTCACGGTGTGCGGATTCTTCGTGACAGCAGCACCTGTTACCGTTTCAGTGTAATCATCAATGGGCAAAGAGCCGGTTCCAAGACCTGTTACAGTGACGATTCCAGCATAAAGTATGATGCCATCAACACCGTTTCCTTTTACGTCAAGGGCAGGAGCCGGAGTGCACGGGACGGAGAATATACCGCTGCCCTCAACGGGACGCAGCTTTTTTCCGAGACGGAATACAATCCGTGGTTCAACGATTCGGATGAATACGAATGCAAGCAACTGGTGGTTCACAGCACTTCCAATCAGATGCCGCTTTCCAATATCATCCTTTCCGATGAACCATTCGACTTGCGGGAGCGCATCACGGCTGTTCCGCTCGGCTCTCCTGTGACGGATATGGTCGGCCGTGAGGACGGAAGTTACCTGGCTGAATCGGCGGGACAACAGATACTTTCCACTGTGGATGTGGCATCGCTTATAGCGGGCTACGGCGGTGCATCCATGGTAACGGGGATAGCCGTAGCGGGAAAGCCCGCCTATCGGACAGCGGATGGATTGACCTTGCTCACGGGGATATCCAAGGCGAACGGCATCCAAATGGAGCATGGCACAAAGACGCTCAGGACAAGCACCACGGCAGGAGCGATAGATTGCTTCGATGCAGATATCATGCTTTCGGAGATGGCAGGAATGCAACTGGGATGGAAAGCCGGGATTTAACATGGGAGAGATCGTCAAGCCAACTGCATACATATCCTGGATTCCAGTGGGCAGAATATCCGTCAAGCCTACAGAGGCTTATATCTCGTGGTTGCCCCTTGGCACGGTGGAGATAACACCGCAGATTTGCGCCTCGTGGGTGCCGATGGGGACAATCTCCATCAAGCCTATGATAGCGGCAGCCTATGTCCCGGCAAATCGGATGGCATGCGTGACGGCTGACACCCACCGCCGGACAACAATCCCCAATGATGTAGTGGCAGATGCCGAGCGCATGGTCACACAATCCAATACAGTCCTTGCAGATACGAAACGGCAGGTGCAGTCTCCCTTTGTCGCATGGGCGAGCGCAGACATGCTTCGCAGGATGGTGCGGGAAAACATAGCCGTGGCAGATACACAGCGAACCCTTGGTGGCGTGTGGGTGACAGTTCATGCCGATACCCAGCGGATTATGGGGGCAGGCTATGCCGTGGTGCATGGCAAAACCCAGCGAAAGGTCAGGAAGATGGAACGGCTGGCTGCCGATACCAGGCGGGTGCCAGGAATCGGAGCCATTGCCAGCGGAGATACCTTCCGTGCGATAGGCCGGGGTGTTCCGGCAAAATCGGATTTGCTCAGAGCCATAGTGAAGCAGGAAAAAGTTTCATCGGACACTTCCATCCGTGTGCCGTATGTGTTGGAGTATGTGAATCGCACTTTGCCTGTGAGAGCCAAGGCCAAACGGCTCAGAGCATCTGGTATTGTCACTCCCATCACGCAGAACTTCCATGACCATGGCATCCGCTCCTTCTCCATGATCCTTGGCGAATTGACTCTCTCTGACACCTTCCAGTTAGAAACGGTGCAGCCCATGAATATCGACGATGCTGTGCAGGGGCAGATTCTGGACTATCGTTTCCAGTTCCTCGTGGAGGAAACCAGTCAGCGGAATCTGGTTCAGACCGTCAAGGGGATGTACAGCAAGGATGCCCTGCTCTATACGGCAATCCGCATTTTTGTGGAGGAGGCCAATGTGTCCTGCTATGCACAGGAAATTGCCCGTGCCCTGGGGCTGAACCTCCATCGGGTCTGCGACGACTTCGTTCCATCGCAGGATTACCAGGACAGCGGCATGACCTATCAGGACTTCATCGCGTCCCTCTTTGGCTGGACATCGAAGCTGCCCCAACGGCAAATCAACGTGTTCATCCGTGGCGATACCCTCCATATCATTCAGCGAGGCAGGGAGGAGTCCGTCATCGACATAACAGATTGGCCTCATTCTCGTCCAACCATCGAGCGGAAACTGGTGCGCTCCATCTGGCACAGCAGCAACAATGAGGATGGGGATAACCAGGCCCATAATGAGGAGGACACGGACCCGGTACCGTTCACGGGGACGATTTCCCTTGGTGAGATCAGCCGCACCTACCGTGACGGATACCTGACCTATGAGACCAATGAGGACGGGTGCACTGAGTATACCTACGATGGGGAGTATCTCTCGGAGAAAAGGACGCACAACAAGGATGGTTCCACCAGCCAGACCCGCTATTACTACGCCGAGACGAATCGGGATGTCTATCTCTTCAAGGAGCAGGAACGCCAAACAGACCCGGTGGATGATGGCAGGGAGCATAACATCTATGATTGGACGGACTGGAGTAACGAAAACGGCTCGGAGCGCATCACCTATCATGCCCCGCTGGGCTTTGGCTGGTACAGCACCATGGTGTACGTGGACGGTGCCCTGGAGGGAAGTTCCCTTTCCCAGGGCAAGCCCGGAGGCAAGGCATCCCGCTTCACCATCGACCAGTCTAACCTGAGTCTCGGCTCCCACTATTTCAGCTGCGTGAACCCCGATGGGGCTGTCCCTGCATTCACCTCGCTCATCGATACCGAGTTCCCGGTTAAGGGCGAGGGATATCTCTGGATGCTGACTCGGGCGATCGAGTGGCTGAACCGAAAGACGCAGGAGACTGTCACGGTGGAGATACAGTCCAATATCCGTGATGGAGTGCCGGATGTAGATCATATTGTGGATTTTACGGAGCGGATTCGCTTCGAGGGAAACGAGTATTTCCTTTGTTCCAATAATGTGGAGCTTACGCCAAGGACACTACGGCAGACCATAAAGATGACGAGGTGGTATGGATGAATGGTGTGGAAAGGCTTGCCGATGCACTCAGAATTGGTATGAAAAACGCCCGGAAGAAGTCCGAGCAGAAAGCCAAGCGAGGCGTTATCCAGGGTGGCATGGTGCGGATTGGCGCAAGGAGCTATCCTTTTAAGGCCGCCGTGGATGTCAACACGGAAGAAGGCAGTTTCGTCTGGGTACAGATTTCCCAGGCCGGGACAGCGGTTATTGTGGGAGCGTGATGGTATGCACAAGGCAAGAGCGACCGAGGCCAATGGCAATAAAGCCATGGCTGACGGGAAGTGGCTGCGGTGCATCGGCAATAAGACCATCCTGCCGGGAGACTGGGTTTGGACGGATGGGAAATGCATTTATGGCCATGAGTCTGATGGCGGTGGCAGCTATATCCCTTCCGGCATGGTTTCCGGTATTCCTCTAATCCGTCCTTGGTATCAGGAAGGCAGGAACCATCCCTTCTATCTGTATTATGACAAGGGGAAGCTCCATGACCTGGGGCAAGGGAAGGATTGCAGCTGGATGGTGAACCGGGGGAACCGTTTTGCTTTTATCCAGGATGAGGACGCGATGGATGCCGAGATGGACAGCCAGGGAAACCTGTACACATTGGAGTACCAGCAGATCTTCTGCGATTGGGATTCCGCACCGGACTACCGCTACTACAGCAATCCTGGCGGTGCCTGTGTGAAGCGCAATGGGGAGGTCATCACCACATACGATATCCTGCCCCATGCGCTCTCCTGTGTGGAGGAAACGATGGCGAGAGCCGAAGCCGTGACGCATCCGGAAGATGGGGCTGAGGCAGATTCCGATACCCGCCTTACAGATTTTTACTGCCTTACATGGAGCGGCACGGTGGATGCCAAAGGGAATTTTCAAGTCCTGTATAATATCCGCATCCAGTCCGAGCATGTGGAGTGTGCTGTCCAGATGGAAGGAGCTGACAAGTATGGCTATGGCAATATCGGAAGGTGCGAGGTCAACGAATGGCTGGCCTTTGACGGGAAGGATATGGAGACATGGTTCCTTGGCTATACCACGTCATGGCATCCTTACAGCTACTTTCCCTGGGCGGTTGTCGGCGAAGGATGGTCGAATACGGAGAAACAGTATGCGCCGGACAACAGCTTCAGGCTGGCTGTCCATGACGGGATGTATGCAACCGTAGGGAATCTGCCGTCCTTTGTCAAGGCATGGTCATCCAGCAATGACTGCCTTCTGAGCATCTATGATGCCAAGGATGAATTCCTCTTTTCCTTTGCGGGAAATCCGGGAAACAGGACTACTGTCTGCCCGCTTGGAAGAGGGAAATACCTTTATGGGAACGGTGGAAGGCTGAACCTGTGGGACAGCGGAAAAACCACCGAGATTCTTCGCAGCCACGGCAACTACCGCATCCGCAGGATGCCCAATCTCAGGAAGTGGAAAAGAACAGGAGGAGTTTGAGTATGGACAGCATTCTGGACGTTCGTTACTGGTTTGCCGGAGCGGGAGCCGCTCTGGGGGAATATCTTGGCAGCTTTGACAGGCTGATGTATGCTCTGGTGGCCTTTATCGTCACGGACTACATCACAGGTGTCCTATGCGCCATCGAGGAGAGGAACCTTTCCAGTTCCATCGGTTTCAAGGGCATCGCCCAGAAGGTCTTCATCATGGCTTTCGTAGGCGTGGCCAATGTTTTGGATGTCCACATGATAGGAAGCGGGTGCGTATTGCGCACAGCCGTCATATTTTTCTATTGTGCCAATGAAGGTATCTCCATCGTGGAGAATGCCGGAAGGATCGGCCTTCCGGTGCCGGAGAAGCTGACGGAGG